ATATTCGGCAATGCGGATGGTGTTTTCATTCAGCCATTGATTGATGGACTGATCGCCCACGCCCATCTGCTGCAAGGTGGTGACGGGCGAAGCATCGGGAAACATGCGCTCGTAGTCATCCTTGCTAATGTCTTCGGTGATAAAACACCAGCGAGCATCCGCCCCGCATGGATCTTGAATCAGCGGATCCATATAAACCGAAAACGAATTGCGAACACGCCCGATCTTGATGTCTTGGTCAAACGTATCGTCGTCGCAATACTCAGTCAGGATGCGGATATAGCCTTCGCCATACGCCACCTGATTTTCGCAAGCGGTGTCATAGGCAACGTCAGCGTCTGAAATGTATTCAATGTGGCGAACAATGCCGTCGAAAATCTCGGCGACTTCCGGGTCGGCCACATCATCCACCGGGATAATCTTGCAGGACGGACGATTTTGGCGCTGATCGTTGGTGACTTGCTTGACGTGTTGCGGTAGCTTGTTGATGGTGAGGCAAGGCCGCGCGTTGATAGTCTGCCCCTGCACCGCGCCACGAGTCGCCAGCACATCGGCTGGCCATTGCCAGTGGTTGTCCGGGCTTCCCGCGTAAAATCGCAGATCGTCCAGCTCGTCCTCGCGACTTTCCGAATACGCCGAAATCGCCAGATTCAGGCGGTCACGTGCGGTAGATAGCAGCTCATCATCACGTTTTGCCATTACTTGCCCTTTTTGGGTGCCGCAGCTTTGCGCTGCACCGAATACGCAATCGCCACTGCCTGCTTTTGCGGCTTGCCATGCGCCATTTCAGTCTTTACGTTCTTGGAAAAGGCAGCTTTGCTGGCTGATTTTTTGAGAGGCATTCAGGACCCCATCCATCCCGTGGCCCCGTAAAAAGGCCGCTGTTTGACATCGACAATTTCACGCTTGACCGGCTTGGCTCGACGTATGCCCTCGCAAGCATAGCGCAAAGCGTCGATTACATGGTTATTTTTGTCCTCAATTATAGGCAAAACCTCATTAGTTTGCGGGTCTATCTTGTAAGAATAGGAATTAAGCTCATCAATAAGATGCACGCACCGAGGATGAACCACAATGTCGTGCGACTGCAAAAACGCAATGCCTTCCTCCACCGATCCCTTGCCCTTTGCCGCCGCTTGAACTTTAGGATAGCCATGTTTCTGCATGTAATTGATGGTTTCAGGCCGCGCTGAGTCTGCGCGGATGAACCACTTGCGAGACTCCGGCACACGATCAAATAGGTCAGGCAGATTCACAATCTCGCACCCGATCATGTACGCCTCGTAATCGACGTATAGACGGTTTCCCTCGATTGAACAGCGCACCAGCACAGATGGATCGACGCTGAAACCCCAGTCAGCACCGAGCCGGTAAATGGTGCCGTCGGGCCGCTCAAACTCCTCCACAACCCAATTTTTGAAAACACGCGCCTCGCTGTTTTTTAGATACTCACCGCGCCATACGTGCTGCCACTTATCCGGGTCACGCTTGCGGTCGTAGTTCATCTCGTCCCGCAAGACGTCTGGAAACCACGGATTATCCTCGTAATTGACCGCAATCACCACGGCATCCGGCGGGGGCGTGTCACCACGAAGTAGCACATCCACCGGGTCATCGGCGCTGTGTGGGTTCCATGTGAACCACAGCTCAGACCCCGGTTTGCGAATCGTCGGGCGCAGCAAATCAAGGCTGCGCTGACTTAAGCTCTGCGCCTCTTCTACCCACGCCCGGTCATAGCCCTCCAGAGACTTGATCGAGTCCGCCGTGTGATTCTGCATGCCCTGGAAAATGATCAACCCCGGCCCGTGCTTGCACTTAATGACGGCGTCCTGCACCTCGAAGTAAGCGCCAGCGTTCATCGTGCTGATCTTGTGCTCAATGAGGCGCTTGACCGACTGATTCAGCGATTTCTGAATCTCTCGCACGCACACCGAGGATTGCGACTGATCCATGATGTGCGCCTCGATAAGCATTTCGGCAAAGCAATGAGACTTTCCCGAGCCACGCCCACCGTAAGCGCCCTTGTACCGCGCAGGCTTGAGCAGGGGCAACGCCCAGCGCGGGGTTTGGATCTTTAGGGTGGTCAAAACAATTCCCCCTGTTTAGGCATCGCCTGAGCCGCAGCAATACGAGCCTTGGCAATCTCCACATATTCCGCCTCACGCTCGATTCCTATAAATCTGAAACCTTCCAGAATCGCAGCCTTGCCTGTGCTGCCGCTGCCAGTGAATGGATCAAGCACCACGCCACCGGGTGGCGTCACCAGTCGGCATAGGTAGCGCATCAGGTCGGTGGGCTTGACGGTGGGGTGAGTGTTTCCATCTTCCCGATCCTCTTTCCCAGCCTTCGCCGTATAAAAGAATCGAGCTTCACCGCCTGTCATTAAGCGCGTTACTTCGTCGCTGCCGTCGTGGATCAGGTTGGCGGGCCAGCGGCCAGTGCGCTCGGGGGTTTCGTTACCGTCTGCGCCCTCGAAGGTGCCCATGCGCGTCACGCCGCGAACCTGCGCCGCCAAGACTTCATCGCCCACCCGACACCCGTCGATGTTAAGCGCGCCCGTGCCGTAGGTCTGGACGTTCTCCGCCACCGTGCCGGTCAGGGGCTTGCGGGCGACGGTGATGGGCTCCAGGGCAGGCTTGAGCGCGGTGCCCCAGCCTTGCCACTGGCGGGCGGCGTCGGTGGCGGGTGATGTGATGTAGTTCTTGACGCAGTTATCGTTCTGGAAAGTGCGCCTCGTACCCTTGCATCCGTCATCAAACGACGACCCGGCGCGCGCCCCTGTCACGCTCGAAATTCCGATAACTTCTGTGCGCTCTGCTCCCGCCGCCTTATCAATCGCCTTGCTCACATCCAACGATTTCGGGAAACCGCTGCCATACACCCACGTGATCATGTCGCGAATCTCGAACCCAGCATCCTCAATCCGCACGGCCATGCGGTGCTGCGTGCGGGTGCCTGCAAACGCCAGCAGGTGCCCGCCCGGTTTCAGCACGCGCAGGCACTCGGCCCAGACCTCAACGCTCGGCACGTCATAGTCCCAGCGCTTGCCCATAAACGACAGGCCATAAGGCGGGTCGGTCACTACTGCATCCACGCTGTTATCAGGCAGCGTTTGCAGCACCTCAAGACAGTCGCCGTGATGTATCACTCAACCCCCGCCCAAGCGATAAACCGCCCCGCCAGATACTCAACGTCTCGCGCCAATCGAGCCACAGCCTCACGGTCGGCCTGTGAATACGCCAGCTCACGCTGCAACTCGTTGCACAACTTTTTAAGGGCTATCAAATCACTCGCCGGATCGTACATGCGTCACCTTTAGGCAAAAGAGTTCAAAAAGCGCCGGGTCCATCGCACGCTCGCCCAGCTCCCACTGTTGCCAGTTGCGAGTGCTGCGATAGATCAATGCTGCGGCTTTGGACGCGCTTAAACCCGCCTTTGAGCGGGTTTCGCGCACCTGTTGAGGGGTAGGGCTATCCGGCACTCTGAAAGCCTCTGAGATTGAGCGCGGCGGGGCCGTTGAAGCCTTGCAAGTTTTCGACCTCAAGCCGGTCGAATTGCCCATCGTGATACGTTGCCGCAGCCTCTTGCGCCCGCTCGATGTCTGCTGATGCCGCCTGTGCGCTTTTGTACGGCCCAGCAAGGATGCGGTAGCGCATGCCGTTGATGCCGGTTATGTAGTGCATTACAAAGCCCTCGCCAAGGTTTCGGCGTCAGCGCGCTGGTCAAAGTAGCAAGACCGCAGGCCGCCAGCGGTCTGCACTTGGTACTCGACCTCTTCGCCGTCCGGAGCGTGGGTCACGATAAGCGTTGCGTTGCCGATCTTGTGGTATGTGTGGTAGCCCATGGTGGTCTCCTCAAATTGCGCTGACAAACTCGCCAGTTTTGGCGCTACGAAAAAATAAGCCGCGAAATTCTTTTCTTTGTTTGCCGACTGGTGTGCTCACTCCATCATAAACAACTCCATCAAATCCCTTTGAAATCAGATGATTTTTTAGGTTTTCAAGAGTTTGGCTCTGCGGAGTCATCACATAAACTCGTTTATCAATTGTCACTTGCATTTTGCGGCTCCTGTCTGTTTGTTGTGATGTGCTGCTGAACTGAATATTACGCACAATGTGCGCACATGTCAAGCATCATCTTCAACTTTTTTTAACAAGGCGCGCTGCTCGATCACTTCGCCAACCACAACGCGCTCGATACGCTCGATTTTGAGCGGGTTATCGGAGTCACCTGAGACCTCAATCTTGTCGCCGTACTTCTTGGGCGCGAGTTTGCTCAAGAGCCATTTGCGAGCGTCTACCTGTAATCGCTGCTTCTGAATCGCGCCAGGATCGAACCCGCCTTTCTCGTTCGAAGGCACAGGAGCGTCAGCAATTGCAATGATTTCCGCAGCAATAAACTCGTGCAGCTCTTCTCGGGCGCGCGCGTAATCTGCCGCTAGTTCGGCATCATCATTCAGCCAATGATTCAAGGTTGATTGAGGCACTCCGACTTTTACGCAAGCTTTGTACGCGCTCAAGCCTTGCCGCATTTCGTTGAAAACTTTGTCTGCGGTGATCTTTTTTTGTTCGGGAGACCATACCAACTTTGGCACTTACTCACCCCCATAAAAATAAAACCACAACCCAATGAATACAACAATAACCCAATCTGGAATAAACATAATCAATCAACAAATAAAACAGCAATAATCACAATACTAACAATAAACACTAAAGCCAATTCAAACATGTTATTCCTCCAGTGTTTTAATTAGTCGCCCCAAGTAATCCTGTGCCTTTTCCAGATCCTGCTTGCCGCCCTTGTCCTTCCACCGAGCAACGTACTTGATCACATTCCCCAAATAAAAGCCTTGCAGCTCTTCTTGGCTCATCCATGCCTCCATCGCCTCAACAGGCTGGATGTCTTTTTGGTAGTGCTTGCCGCCGATCTGATCCATGTCCTCATCCTAGCACATTGTGCGTGATTGTACAGTGTTCGCAGAACAGCGACCGGAACAAAAGGGAACAAGGGAACACCCCTAAAGGGGTGTGTTCCGTTCTGTTCCCTAACTTTGTTACTTTCCCAACAAAGGGAACAAACGGAAATGTTCCCTATTTGTTCCCTTGTTCCCGCACATTGTTCATGCTCCCTCATTTCGTCTGATGCTCATGGCGCTAGCCATAATTGGCTCAATGACGATCCATCCATGCTCATGTGCCTTGATGATTTCGGCCAAAATCAGTTCAGAGATCACCCTTCCTTTCTGGCTTGGTTTTATATATACCGCCGCCGAACTTGGCGAAACCCCAAGGGTATTTATAAGGTATTCCGTCATGGCACTGCGTGATATATATGGCGATCCTTCCCGCATTTCTGCGCCGGTCCCCCACCACGCGTTTTCAAAAAGTTTTTTGTGTTTTTCGACTGGATTGGCCGCTTTCTTTTCTGGCGCTCCAAC